CTTTTCAAATACTTCTAAAACATTTTTATCTTGTCGAGTACCCTTAAAGTTAAAATTTTTATCCATATAATTTATAAACTCTTCATTTTGTAATAAAGAATCAGTGTTTATGGGGGAAACATATAGTGAAATATTTTTTTTAGCTTTAAATAAATCTCTTAATTTAGAATTTGATTTACAAGTTTGGGAATGCCCATCAATAGTACATTTATAAGGGGTAATATTACCATATTCTTGGTTAATACGATTAGCTAATCCCTTACCTTTAGCACCTGCTATACCTACATATACGGGTTTATTATCTACTACCCACATATATAAACCTAATTCTTTAGTTAAAGATTTACTTTTAAATTTAACATAATCCTCCTCGTCTCCTGAAGGGTTAACTAATGATTTATATTCAGGATTATTTGAATCTTTTAACTTTTTAATAAAAATACCTAAGGGTAGTTCTAAATTTTCTTTGGTTTTTAATTCGGGGTGGTTTTCAAAAATATTATTTAGATTTAAAGAAATAGGATCCTTAGAAGCTCTATTAGGATTATATTTATTAAGGTAATGTTCTACTGTTTTACTACTACCCGTATATAAAGGATTATCTATTACTCCATCCCATTCTATAATAGCTGGGGTGAATGTTAATGTATTTAAAAAGGGGATACCATTTAATACAAAATCCCCTTCTAATGGGATTTGAATTTGTTCAGTTAGGTTTACCATATATTATTTAGTTTCTGTGTTAAAAAATGCTTCAAAAGCACTTGTATTTTTTATTCCTTTTCTATCCCATTCATCAAGAGGACCTTGCGGTTGGTTTATTCTTGTTTCGACTTCGTTTTCTCCATCTTCAACATAATCCGAAACAGTAAAGTGACCAGTTGATGTATCAGCGGCCACATTATAAGTTAAACCATCCATTCCATATCTGTTTTTCATAATATGGAATCTACCAGTTCCGTTTTCTTTATCTTCACGTTTACGAGAAAGAGAAATAGCAAAGTCTGTAATCATCATTTTGTCATAAGAACCAGCAGCTTTATCACCTTCGATGATTTTATCTTGCGCTCCTGTTCTGTTGACTTGTGATACAGACCATACTGGGATATCTAATTCTCTTGCTAAACCTTTTGTGCTGGTATAAATATCATCTATTTCATATTTACGATCTGAAGATTTCTTTTTTGATGAAAGAAGATCAACATAATCAATGATTACTAAATCGGGTTTAGTACCTAAATCCTCTACCTTTTTAAGATGCGATTCAACTGTAGATATAGTGGCTTTACCAGTAGGAAATTCCTTAATAATTACTTTTCCAGGTAAATCAGTAATAGTTTCTTCAACTTTATCTCTAAATTTAAGTATTTTGTTTACTGGGATTTTAGTAAAAAATGCATCGTATCTTCTTGCTACATATTCTTCTCCTAATTCTAGAGTATAATGAACTACATTATAACCCATTTTAGCAGCATAACCTCCTAAAGCAACTAACCCCCACGATTTACCACCTCCAGGATTACCAAATATTAACCCAAAATCACCATTGCCTAAACCACCATTTAATAATTTATTTATTTGTTCCCAAGGTGTAGGTATAGTTATACGAGATTCTTCTCTATATCGAGATTCTATATCAGATAAATAATCATGACCAATATTTTTATCTTGACCTGCTTTTAAGGCATTATCAACTAAAAATCTAATACCATCAAAATCTTCAGCATTTAATAAATCAACTGAAGATAATAGTGCTTTTTTTAGTTGTTGGTTTTTACAAAAACTAGTAAATTCTTCTTCAATATATTTTTTATCTTCATCTGTAGCTGTGTAAGCTAGTTTAAGTTGCTCTTTAATAGAAATTTGTAATATTTCGTTTTCTAATTTTTGCAACTCAACTTTTAAAATGTCTAAAGAAGGAGTTGTATGATACTTGTCATAATAAGAAAGTATCTCCTTTACAATCCATTTATGCGCGTTAGATTCGAAATATTCTTCCGATATAATATCGTGAATATTAATAAGTAACTCTTTGTGAGTTAGTAAGGATGATAATACTTTTATTTGAAAAGCAGTTCCGTATTTATTTAGACTATTGAGTGTGATAACTTTAAATTTTATAAATTAAACAATTGTTCTAATGCTAATTTGTGTTTTGTAATATAATCAAAAGATTTAGATTCTACAATATTATTTTTAGCAAAAAGAACTATTTTTTTAGAAACATCTTCAATACTTAAATTCTTTTCTATAATGTCTACTACTAAATTTACTAAAAATTCATCAGTAAAGTTTATATTAGGTAATAAAGTAGCTAAAGTAATAGCAGCTGTTCGTTTATTACCTTGAGCAAAATTATGATTTTTAACTAATGATAAAATAATAGCTGATGCTTGATCAAAAATATTATTATAGTAAGAGGCACTATTAATAGCTGTATCTAAATAATTCTTAACTAATGAATGTGGTTCTTTAGTAAGATTTACTATTTTTTTATTTAGATCGATTATTTGTTTGCTATTAATATTCATTAACCTAGATTACTAAAATTATCTTTCAACCAATAATCTACATTTCTTATCATACCACCCAAACCGTCTTCATTATAGAGATCCATAAATAGTTTAGATTCTAAAGTTGGTGGTGTTGATTTTATTAATTCTTCAATCTCTGTTTTATCTGCATCCGTAAGCATAGGTTGTTGTAGATTCATCACCTCATAGTTACGTTTTAAGTCAGTCTCACCAACTACAATTCTTGAATATATTGTATTGTCTTTGTATTTTTCTTGTGAGATTTCTATGATTTTATCTAATGTAATAGGAGATATTTCAAGTTCTGGGAATAGTTTTGATACTTTCTTAGGACCTAAACCTTTTACTCCTTGCACTTTATCACTAGCGTCTCCTAAAAGTGTTTTATAGATTAAGAAATTTGATGCTAAAACATTAAATTTTTCTTTAACTAATTCTTCTGTGTATACTCTTTTTTCAATAGGTCTGTATACAACAATATTGTTGTTTATTAGTTGTAAAAAATCCTTATCTGAAGAAACAATAAATGATTTGCCGTTATACTGTTTATCTATTGTTTGAGCTAAATGAGAAATAATATCATCAGCTTCAGTTTTATCTTGCATTATAAGCTTAACAGGTAGTTGTTTAAGATAATGCATTAAACGAACTATTTGATCTATTTTTGCTTCATGTTCTTCATCTAGTGAGTCAAATATCTTCCAGTTTGTAACTCTAGTTATGTTACGTTCAGATTTGTATTCGGGGAGTAGGTTCTTTCGGTTGGTTGTTGAACCTACTCCATCGAATACTACATAAACAGAGGTCGGTTGAATCTGTCGAATAAGTGCTCCTAAAGATCTTAAAAAGCCTCCTAACCCCCCAATGTGAATACCTTGAGGATTAACCATGTTTAACATTGCAAAGTTTCTAAAGAATAGATTTAAACCATCTATTAATAAAACTCTATCTGTTGCACTTTTAGGGAGACTGTTCTCATTCTCCTGAACATCGTCCAGAAGGCTTAATAAATCTTTACTCATAGTTTATTGTGGTTCTTGTTCAAACATTATTGTAGGCGAAGTATCTGATTCTTCTATAATATCAAATTCACTGCCTCCAAGTTGAGCTGCCCAATCAGTTGAATGATCTGCTTTGTATGTTTTTAGTGCTTTATCATCATCGTTTATAAACCCGTGTGGTGTCATTACAATACGACCTCGTGTTGTAATACCATTAACGTGATTTTTATCGATTTGTAGATTAACACGTTTTGCAAACTCTACTTGTTTACCATCTTTAATAGCTTTGATTTTAGAAGTACCAGAATTTGATACATTACCAAATGTTACAATTAAAGTTGCATCATACCACATAGTCATACCACCTTTATTTTCCATTTTTGGTTGACCCATTGGTGATGCTGGTTTTGATGTCCAAACTTTATTAATACAAACTAAGGTGTTAGTATATTTTTTTATTTCTTTACGTGAGCGAACAATGGCTTGATTTACATTATTACCAAACTGAGTAGACATAGCACCTGCATTCCATTCGTTGTTGTTTTTATTAGATTTAACAGACAACTCACATGGAATAGATCCTATTGAATCCCATAAGAATAATAAATCGTAAGGTAAATTACCTTTGTCTTGCTCGTTTAGCAAATCCATAATAAACACAGCTACATCTTCAATTGTATTTAGTGTGTCTCGATCTGCGTATAAAAAATTACCTTCATAATCAACTACCTCACCAGTATCTTTATCTACAACATCATTTACCTCTAAGCCCATTTGCCTAGCATGTTCCCAGTTCCATTTCATCTCAGTAATAATGAATACGGGTAGTATTTGACGTTTTTGAGCAGATACTGCTGCCTCAATCATAGCTGTTGTTTTACCTGTATCCGAATGACCACGTAGTAAAACTACGTGACCCATAGGGATACCTGGTAAAGATGTTGTGTCTTGAAAAGCTTGTGAAAGAGGAATCCATTGTTGCTCTTTATACTTACTACTAGTGGAAAGTCCTTTTTTCTTTTTAAACTTATTAATGTCAAAAGAAGATTTTAACTCAGCAGAAGCAGCTTCTGTTAGTGATTTCTTTGCCATTAGCTAAAAAGTTTATCAAATTGATCTTCTTTATTTTCTTTAGCTTTAGAAGTATTTAATTGATAATTATTACCATCCCCTTCCCAAGGTAAATCTTTAGGATCTTCAAAACTTGTTGCAGGTTCTGAAATGATATCTCCTTCTGTTTCTTCTTCAGGAGTTAAATACTTTTTTAAAGCCTCTTTCATTTCGTCAAATGTAAACCTTTTGAAGTTTTCTTTAGGGTTTGGTTGTTCTGCTAACCAAGTTTTTACTTGTTCGGCATCTTCACTTAATGGTGAGTTATTGCGTTTTGCTCTAACTGTAGTTTTGTTGTATTGAGTACCTGTTGATTCTGGTCCTACAGTCTCAACTGTAAAATCTAAACCGTTTTCTACATCTGTAAAATCACCAATTTCCTCATCAGCAGCCATTGCTAACAATTCAGTGTAAATTTGTTGACCAAACCCCCACAAACGTACTCCTTTGTCTTCTTCTCCTCTAACTATTACAGGTGCAAAAATACGGTTTTTAGCTCTTAGTTTACGAGCTAAATCGAAATTTGATTTGTCGTTAGAATCATACAATTTTTGTACAAACTCATTGATGGGATCTTTTTCACCAAAATTAAGTGGTGAAAGCATCACTTTGTTTGTAATACCATAGTAAAATTTTAACTCAGAAAATGGGTTTTCTGGTGTAAATTTTGAAGGAACAAAACGTAATGTTTGTTTTCCTACTGTAGGTTTCCAAAAAATTGTTGTGTAATCTTTTTTTTCGGTTTGTTGACCTCTATTCTGAATAGAATCCAACTTCTGTTTAAGTAAATTAATATCCATATAACTATTTTTAATGTTTATGTGTAACCAATATAAAAAGGCCTCTTAACGAGGCCAACTTATTTTATTCTAACTCTATGATCTTATGGATCTTTGTGTTTAACTGTGTTAAAGTGTTGTGTTGGGTAAGTAAGATGCAATTCCTATAGTGTTGCCAATCTATTTTATAAGAAGTATCAACAACTCCACCATTTAACTTTTTAATAAGTTCATTTAGTGCGTTGATTGTATAAAGTGTGTTAGATTCTTTCTTTCTATGCACAAGTATAGTATTGTCTGGTATCGTACTTACATTACCTTGTTCAATATTGTAAGATATTACCAAATCTTCTGTGTTAACTATTTCTAACACAAAAATCTTTTTATATAATATAGAGTAAGTTGAAGTTATTTCTGAAATTAAATCATCTAATTCAGAACTATTTGTAAAACTTACTAGAAGTCTATTGTTTAAAGCCATATTTAATTCGTCGATTGTAGGACGATCATAAATATTACTAGTTTCTGTCAAAATCATAATTGTAACCTATTTTAGTTGTTGTGTTTAATTCAAAATTTTTAAATATTTGTTGTATATCTTTCAGTATGTCTTCGTCTTCATTGTGATCTATTAAAAATGAATCGTAAGTGTATAAAACTAGTTTAGATTTGTGGCCTCTTAGTAATTTGAGTATTTGATAAAGAACCTCTATGTTTAGTGCGGTTTCGTAAGATTGTAGTAAGTAGTTGAAGAGTTTTTGAGGTTTTAAGTCTTTTGTTTCTATTTTGTAGTTTGAAATAGGAACTGTTATATAACCTTTATTTTGATATTCTTTGTATAGATTTTGAATAAAATCGTTTAATTGTTGAAAGAACGGTAAATTGCGATATTCTTTGAAGATACCGCCATATAGTTGTTTGAATGTTAGTTCTTTCGCTTTGTTTCTATCCACTTTGTACATTTTAGAAAAATATAAATGCACATCAGGATCGGAGAAACTATAATGAATAAGTTGAGCTGCAAGATTAATGTGAGAAGCAACAATATCATACTCAACGAACTTGTCGTTTTGAGGTATGAATGCTCGTCTTTCACCATTTTTTTTATTAAGAGCTGCAAAGTTGACATTATTAAATTTATTTGAGGGTCTTGTTGTTAATGTGTGTAAGTTATATTGTGAGTAGACTCTGTCGGAATTTGTAGGGTAAAAGTAGTCTGTGAATAATTCGGTATTGATACCGATTCCTGCCCGTTCGATAGCGTTGAATACCACTGTCGATTTATTGTTATAGAACTCATAAAATTTGGTTTTTTCTTGTTGTAATAGCGGTTTTATTTGTTGATAAATATTTTCACACCATTCGTAGTGCTTAACTATTGGTATTAGTTGGTTTACGTTAGGTTGACGTTTATATAACCTATAATATATGTTATACGCTGGTATATTTTCTAATTCTAATGTATGTGGTGGGAGTAGTATATCTTCTAAATTTTGTAATACAAAATAATGAAGTATTTGTTTTTTATCCTTACAATATAATGTATCAAATTTTTGAAGTATTTTATATACCCAATCTTTTTTTACATTAATAGCTTCGTTGTGATTTATGCATAACATAAAACCCTTTGTTGATTCTAAGGGTCGAATGTAAACAGCACATAAATCGTTTATAGTAGGATGTATAGTATCGTTATTTGAAATAATTTCAATATACGCTTGCTTATAACCACTATTATAAAAAACCTTTAATTGTTCAGTATCTTCAATTAGATAAAACATTATAACCTATTTGGCTATAATATACGATCTTTATTATACTTACCAAACTGTCCTTTGAAAGAAGCAACAAAACCTGGTAATTTTTGTGTGTTTTCTATTATTTGTGCAGAATTTTTGTTAACTTGTGGTGAATCACCCACTAGTTGCCAACTCATTTTGATAGGAATGTAAAGTTGGTATTGAATTTTTGAAGATTTATTAGATAATAAGGTGTAATCTTCTTTGGAGATTTCAAAATAAATATTTTGATTTGATTTTTTTGTAAAATATCTTTCAAACTCACCTAATTTATAATCTGATTCGGTTGGAATTGTTATAAATGATTTAGGAGGTAAACCTGGTTTTGTTTTTGTTAAACTTGAAGGATAATCGCTTGTCCATTCTGAAGTTGGTTGAAATGGGGTTGATTCTTCGGGTTGTTGTATTTTAGATAAAGGAAAAGAAGGGATTTCGGATGGGTTTTTACCTGAAAAATATTCACCTGTGGAAGTTTGCCAATAATATCCTTTATAAGACACACCAGTGGAAGTAAAAACAAATTCTTTACCATTAGTATACTTATTAGTTTGTATTTGAGATTTAGGATAGTATGACATTATTGAGTATTACTTATAGTTCCAAAATCAGATTCTCCTACTTGTGAAAATTGTTCATTTAAAGGACCTTGCACACCAAAAGAAGAAATAGGAAGTGATTTTGGTTTAGATATAGCTCTTATATTAGTAGTCCATTTATTATTTTCTAACTTATGATCTACTCCCATAATAACAAATTCCATTACATTAGGATAATTGTAAGGTAAAAAATCAGTATTAATAATTAATTGATTATATATTTTTATACCCGAAATACCATCTACTTCAAGATTTAGTTCTAGAGGAATAAATCCTATGTTTGAAGATGGAATCTTTTTTTCATCAAAAATCTTTTTATATTCTGTTTTTATAAAATTTTCTAAAGCTACTTTACCTCTTTGAATAAAAGAATCTAATCCCAAAAAATAATAACCCCCTATAACACTATTTTTATTAGTAATAGTATTTACACTAGGACTAAAGGCAAACTGTAAATATTTAATCCAACTTTTATATTCTTCCTCTGCTAATTTTTTGGTTTCAGCAGCTACTTCACTATTACTAAAAAATTTGACAAGCTCTCTAATACCTTTACCTAAAGCACTAATTTCAGTTTTAGAACTTTCTTTTATAAGAAATAATATATAGTCCATCCAAGAAAAACTTAAGTCTGGGGGGGTGCCTGTTAAAACATTATTATAACTTTTAGGTATTTTACAAGCATCGGGTTTAGAATTAGTGCCTTCTGTTTTAAATCTATCTTGTAAACCTTGATTCCATTTTTCAAATAAAGTAGAATCTACATTCACTATAGTATTTGCCGCAGTAGCACCTATAGTTAACATATCTGCCAATTCATTATTTATTTGAGTAGTAAAAGAATAATTTTTTACAAAATTAGATTTTTTATCATTATACCCATAAACTTCTATAGGTTTAGAATTAGTATCTATTCTTTTACCTTTACTATCATGTTTAACATAATATTTTTGATCTCTAATTATAGCCATACATTTATCATCATCTATAGTTAACTCAAGATCACAAATGTATCCAAAAGAAGCATTTAATTTATTTAAAATAGCTGTAATAAAATTATAGTATGATAAGTTACCTTTAGAATCAATATTTGTTTTAAATATAGATTCAACCATATCCATATTTAAATAAATGTTAGCAATAATAGCTGAGGTTCCATTATTGTCTTTTAAAAATGGGGCTAAGTTATTTGTCCAAGAAGGG